TACGTAGATATCGTAGCCGTTAACCGTTGCCGTTGTATAGGTTGCACCAGAAGCCGCCGTTACGCTCACGACACGACCAATAAGAGCCATTGGACTCCAATTGGCCTGACTTGGCGTTTGGGCATTATTTGGCACAGCGCACTGAGAAGGTGTCTGGTAAGCCAAAGTGACTGTTCCAGAAGTTGCCGTTAAGTTGCCCGTAAGCTGATAGGTGCCAGTTTGGCCCTGACCAACAGTAGACGATGTACCCGTTGTCGTAATTTGCGAAATGACTTGAGAACCAGCCGCAGTGCCTTGGGAAACCGTGCCAGAAGTGGTCAATACAACCATTCCAGCGCCGATTGGAAGCGCACTGTTGGAAGTTACAGTCATTACACCGTTAGAAAATGAAGCCGTAACCGAAGTATAAGCGTCAAGTGCTAGAACGGTATCCGTAGCGCCAGTATCCGCACGAACAAAGTTTGTGGAATAGTAGACACCAGTTGTCGCGCTATTAGTTGTAACCAGAGCCAACGTAGAACTTGTTGGGTTGGCTGAAGCAACGATAGCAGCCGCCGCAGAAGTATAAGGAACTGCGTTTAGGGTAGTTACGTTATCCACGCCCAACCAGCCGAAATCTAAAGCTGCTTGACCTTCACCGGGGAAAAAAGTGTAGGCGGGGCGTGGGTCTAAGATAGCGGTCCCTGCAAAAAACAAGGACGAGCCACCAATGTCTGGATTGTAGTCAGCGGGTTGCGTTGGGTTTTGCCCAAATACAATCACTGGCCCGGAGAATGCTGTATTAGCCATAGTGCCTTCTCCTTACGATGTTGGGAACGAACCGTAGATCGAGCGCCAGTTGTAGTAGCCGAAGGAGTAACGCTCATAACCTTTTACAAGTAAATTATCAGTAACAAAGTCTACTTGCATATCAGTTTCGAACTTTACACGCTCCATATACGCCAAACCATCAATATTGGTCAGGAGGAACCAAGCGTAAGCAGAGGTCAAAAAGTCGTTGACCATATAGCCTTCAGCAAGACCACCAGCGGTCATCATGATCGCGTTAACATCATTATCCGCAGTACCCGGACGCAATTCAGTCTTCGTAAGACGGATTGCAACTGGCTCCAACTGTGGAGGAACAATGAGTTTACGCGCACGAGCAAACACTTTCAACGCTGCCTGATCACGGAAGTTCGTACGGACAGCAATCATGCTGTTGAGCAACGAGGCTTCGTTAAGGTCAAGCTGGGTTGTTGGGGTGTTAGCAACCGTCGAACCATCAATAGGATGCGCAGTGGAGCAGAGTGCTACACCATCGCCGCCGACTGACGCATTGTAGGTCGTGGCAGTGTTAAGGATGTTTGCGCCATAGATTTCTTTGGTCTGTTGGAACGATTCCACCAAGCCAAGGTTTGAAGGCATAAACTGGGTCTTGTACAGGTTGTCGTCAATTGCCTTACGGGTAATCGCGTACCCAAGAGCAATTTCGGTGTGTTCCTGATTGTAGACAAAACGCTCACCAGCGTTTGAATCAAATGCAGTCTGACCACCTTCGGTCTTCAACTGCGCAAGGCCCAAATACCGCATTTCAGCAGTACGTTCGAGAGCCATTTTTGAATCGTGCTTCGTGAAAATTTTGTCGTACTGAGATGAAATCATCTCGTACTTGCCTTCTACGCCCCGAAGTCCGGGGAGGAGAAGGTCTTTAATCTGACTAAGATTGACAGCCATTTTACCTTACTCCTCAGCTAATGCCAGTTACAGCGCCATTGCTACGTAGAATTTCATTGTTGAAGCCAACAATTACGTTGCAATATTGCGAAGTTGGATCGCCGCCATTGCTGACACCGACTTGATAATCAATAATTTGGAATGGATAGGTTGCAGTTGAACCAACAGCCGACAGGTAAGCACCCGAACGACCAGTGTTTGAACTACCCGTGCCAATGGTGAACTGAGCAAGCTGACCAATAACACCCGAAGTCATCGTGGAAGCAGTACCCGTCATTGGGAATGCGGTCGTGCTTGTCTGAACGATGAAACGGGAATTTGGATCATCAATTACGTATGCTTCTACGTCACCAGTTGCATCCGAACCCGGCCAATAATTAGAGAAAACCGTGCGCTTCTGAGAAGTTGAAAGATATTTGCAGCCAACAAAGATACCGGCAAGAGGGGTCGTGCCAGCAGCAGCTTGCTGAATGTAGCCGTTAGCAGCCGAAACAAAGTTTACTGGATCGCCAGTATAAATTGCCGTGCTGTTGCCTGACGCAATACGACGAGTGGACTGGGCAAACGTAGGAGCGCCGCCAGCACCACCCTGATACTGCGTGAAGCCAAAATACGCTTGCGTATTAGCCATTGCAGAGATTCCTGAGTGATGAGGTTGCTATGCGCCAAGCACTGCCAACCCGTACAATTTAACCCGCCTCCCACAGGGCGGATTTTGAAGCGTCCTTATTCGTTAGGAATAGGCATCGCCTCGTAAGATTTTTTCACCGTAGGCCGAACACGAGAATCGTCGCGTGTCATAGTGCCGTCTGGTGTAGAACTAAGTTGCGCCTCTTTAGAGCGAACTTGGTTCCTTGCACGTCGCAATTCTATATCACGCGCTTCATCTGTCAACTCTTTTGGTCGTTCCATAAGAATCATGCCGTCTCGTTCAATAGTGGCATAGTTTCCAGTGGGCATTAACGCTGCGTGACGGGCGTTGCGATTGGCTGGAACGGGGGTCCAACCGCCGTCTGCCAACCTAATTTGGTAAGCGGGGTCTTCCTGATTGTAAATGGTTTTACGTTTCCATTCGTACGTCCAGCCCTCTGGTACAATGCTAGTATCAATAGCAAAGCGATCGGTGCTATCTAAATCCAGACCAGAACGATGCGCACGAATCTCTGCTGCGCGTTTCTTTGCACGTTCTGCGGGGCTTTCTTCCCGAATGTCACCACGTACTTCTGGGCGGACTGGCGCTTTTGCGGAAGCCTTTGGTGTTAATTTGGTAAACTCAGACATTTATAACTCCTATTACTGTAACTTGCCTTCTTTACGAAGGGCGACCATGTTCTTGGCGTAATCTTCGGGCGACATGCCCATCATTGAAGCCATCTCGCGCATTTCTGACGACAAGCGAACAACTTGAGATTTGCTTGGTGTGCCGGCGGCTGTGCGCGTTGTTGGTGCGGCTGGTACGGACGTTCTTTTTTGTGTTGGAGCCGAAGCCGCCGACAAAGATACTTCCTCGCCGTCATCCTGTTGTTGCGCTTTGCGGAACCCTAATTGCCCCTCAATAGCGTCAAAATACGAGTCCGAATCAACAACGTGGCCGTCCGCCATAGCGATATTGTGAGCGCCAACCATTTTCTGGTACATGCGCTGATCTGTAATGCACTGTGGATGCGAACGAATCCAAGCCGCCGACCGTGGTGACAACGTAGAGGCAACACGCTCAACGGGGTCATTGTTAACCGGCTGTTGTGGTTGGGGGTTAGCTAACCGCTCCTCTAGGGATGACTTGCCATTTTGTAACTGCAATAACTTGGCCGCATTGAGCGACATGGTTTCTTGCACTTGAGCGGCGGCATCATAATCACCAGCCGCCATAGCTTCCCTGAAGTGGGACTTTAAGTAATCAGACTCGCGTTTGATCTTGTCAATTGCACCCGTAATAAGCTGTAGGTTACTATCCTGCACTTCGGCTGCGGCTTTGGTAGCCGTTTGGGTTGCCTGATGTGCGCGTGTTTCAGCTTCTAACCTAAGCTTTTTTTCTTGCTCAAGGCGCAGTTTAAGTTCCGCAATGCCGTCTTCCGGCGTTTGCGAATCATTGTCGGCTATTTTTGTTTCCGTTTTGTTCTCTTCTACGCCATCCTCTAGGATGGTAATGTTGTCTTCTGCCTGTTCCATGTGAAACTATTCCTTACCAAACTGCATCGGGAGCCGGGATGCGGCCTCGAATGTCAATGTCACGCAATACCCTGCAATTGACACCATGCACGTTCATTGACCATCCGTCAGACGGGCGATAAACAACCCAATCATTAAGATTTACTTCAACGCCCTTAAACCAATCTTGCTCGTCGTCAATAAAAGCTAATGGCCCTTTCTTGACTACAAGGCCAACTTTCCCCTGATAACGATCCTCATCCACGTACTTGTCTGTCAAGTGAATGCCGCTTTTGGTCTTATTGGGGCGCACATATGTCGCAATAAGAACGTGGGTGTTAAAAATCTCAATGCCACTAATGTCGCCCAATTCTTTAAGAATAGTTTCCTTGGGGTCAACGTCATGGTGCATGCGTGTATACGGCATGTTATCCTCTTTCACCTGATTGAATGATGCGATCTGCTTCGGATATAAATTCTTTGGCCCTGTGAAAGCCACGAATCATCCCAACTCTAAACTTGTAATCTTTGATGTCTTCAATGTTGCCAGTCGCAAGAATAGACGTTTCGTCGGCAATCGCTTCATCAAGAAGGCGGCCGATTTCGTATTCTAAAAGACTGCTATATGTTTGTGCCATGAGACATATATTGCCATCATGGGGTTTCAAATCCTATAGGTGATAAAAAACCTAAACAGTTTTTATAACTTACTCATAAAGATAATTGAGCGAACCGGCGGTAAAGGTATCGGTTGAAACGGTGGTCAATTGCAATGCTGTAAGAGGGGCGGCAAGAGTAACCAAACCAGCACCCCACCGCAAAGCATTTGAGTTAGATAGCATACTATTTCCAACCCACGTATTTGATCCAAAATAATTGAAAACAATTACACCGTTATTTCCTAAGCCGTTGTTGTTGTTGTTAATCATAAACCCGGTGCTATAAGCAGTTTGAGTGCCAGCATTTTGGTTTTGAACGCCACCTGTATAACCAGAAGTTGTATAAGTTGGTGTTGCACCAGTGCCAAGCTGAACTATCATGTTTGACGTGCTGCTTGTTGTAACGCCGTTAAACATAACGGTAATACGCCGCACCCATGCTGGAATGCCCGTAACTGGCATTGTCGTTGTAGATGTAAACGGAACGGCAGTACCCGCCACAAGATTGGTGCTAACGCCCTGAATGGCTGCTGTACCCGTACCAGCAGGAAGCGTTACAGTACCCGATGCCGTGGCTGATGATTGAAACACTGTTGAGCCGGACGATGAGCCATTTAGTGTTATGTTGCTAAAAGCAGCCCCGCCAGAAGTTGACGAAATAGCAGTTGTCCACGCACTACCATTGTAAATGTCTAATGCCGATGTGGTGGTGTTATAGCCCGTTTGCCCAGCAGTAGGAGATGCTGGTCGGGTAGCGGTCGTCCACGATGGAAATGTTTCGCCGTTAGTGCCGTTTAAGATAATAGCCATTTTACTTAGCCTCTAGCGTGGCAATGCGGGTAGTCAATGATGCGATAGTTGCCTGTTGCTCTTGAATGGCGGCAACAAGATGCACAACAATCTTGCTATAATCTACACCTTGATAAACAGGTTTCCCATCTGCATCTACGGCATCTTTTTCGCCCGTGACAGCATAGGGAATAACTGCTTGCAATTCATGGGCGATAAAACCTTCACCTTCAGACTTGTCGCTAATCCAGTCATAGTTAACCGGCTTTAATGCGCTGACCGTTGCAAGACCAGTCGTCATTGGCGTGACGTTTTCTTTAAGGCGATAATCTGAACTAGTATTAAAAGATGTAGCAGTTCCGCTGGTTTGGATTGTTCCTACGGTTCCATTGGAATTTGTAAAGATAATACAATTGGTGGCAGTAGACCCCACGCTATTACCAACATTTATTCCCGGACGACCACCGTTAACATTTAATACTTGTAAAATAGCATTTGATGCGTTGATGACTGCTGTCGTTCCCACCAGCAGATTGCCAGTAGAATCAATACGCATTTTTTCAGTAGTAGTTGTTGATCCAATGGCAGTTGTAGCAAAACTAAGATATGTTCCTTGGGCTGTATCGGTCCAACTTTCTGCAGTGTAAAAACCAATGTTTGCCTTATTTGTAGAGGTATATCCCGTTGCGCCATAACCAAATGCGGTTACAATACCAAGAAGAGTGTCAGAAGATGTAATGGTACTTGGGGATGCAGCTGTACCAAAAGCCCTTCTGAAGGACAAACTACTTGATGCTGCTGTTCCAAAAGAATCAATTAAAAGCCTAGAAGTTCCGTTATCCGCTCCAATAATTGATGCAATAGTTCCAGATGGACCTGCCGGAGCAGTACTTGTGTTGTTTGAAACAACAAGTTTATTTCCCGGTAAAGTTGTTCCAA